CCTGCTGTAATAGCTGCGTTAATTGCGGTCATAGATTCACTACCCCAATCATCTTTAGCTACCATAAGCTCTAGGTGCTGGGTGTTACGGTCTACACAGTCTTGGCGATCTTCTGCTGACTCATCAGCCATTTGGTCGCCCGCAATAACTGCGGTGATTAGGTCTACACTGTCACCCATTGCTGAGTAGTCCTGTGCGATTTGATCTGCTTCTCTAGTCATTGTTTTATCCTTCTAGTGCCGCTATGCGGTCTGTTAGTGATTCAATTAAGGTTTGTTGCTCTTGGATAGCTTTGACAAGGATTGGCACAAACTTCTCGTACTTTAATCCCATCTGCTTTCCGTCTCCTGTCAGGGAAGATACTAGATTAGTCTTGTTTTCTCTTGTGTAACCTGCGGCAATTTCAAGGGCTTCTACTTCTTGAGCTTTAAAACCTACGTCCAACCAATCTTCTTTGTGAGTGCCGTCTGGAGTTTGTGCATCTAAATCATAATCTTCAGCGGAGCTATCCCCATAATTACTACGCATATCCCACTTGTACGTTATAGGCTTCAACTCTTTAACAAAATCTAAACCTAAATCAAGCGGAGTAAAATCAGTTTTATCACGAGCATCGGAAGTCACCGTCCAAGCTACTTTTATATAAGCGGCAGAAATATTGTTGTTGCCTAAAACAATGGTATTACTTCCAGTGGTAATGCTCCCACTGGGGCTAGTGGATCTACCCGCGTTGTAGCCGATAGCCGTATTGTTGCCGCCACTGGTAATTTCATAAAGTCCCGCAAAACCCATGGTAGTATTAGTACTACCAGTAGTAGTCGCTCCTCCCATCGGTAGATACCCAATTGCGACATTTTGACTTCCTGTAGTAATTCCTCCCGCGCCTGCCCCAACAATGGTGTTTTCAGCGCCAGTAGTAAGTGTAAAACCTGCCGCATAACCAACTGCTGTGTTGTTAGCTGCGCTGGTGTTAGAAAGAGATTGAGAACCTAAAGCAGTGTTTTGATTTCCACAAGCCGCACTTAAAGCGAAATAACCTAGTGATGTGTTGTTATTAGTTGTAGTACTTGCATCACCTGCATTAAAGCCTACCGCAGTGTTTTGAATGCCTGTGGTGTTTGCCAGTAAAGCACTCCTACCAACTGCTGTGTTGCTAGATGCGGTGGTGTTAGCATTCAAAGCACCTTTACCAACTGCTACGTTTTCAGCGCCGGTTGTATTAGACTTCATAGAGTCATGTCCAACTGCGGTGTTGTTATTAGCGGTTGTGTTAGCGTCTAATGAGCCTTGTCCTACCGCCACGTTAGATGATCCAGTTGTAATCGCATCACCCGCTTCACCACCAATCAAGGTGTTTTCAATGCCCGTGGTGACATTTGCTCCTGCGGCATAACCTACTGCTACATTATTTGTATTTGTGCTCGTAGTTTGATTCTGATTTGCTAGTGCAGATCTGCCTACAGCTACTGACCGATTTCCTTTAGTGTCAGCGCCTAAAGCTCTATAGCCCACGGCAACATTATAGTCAGCATCTGTAAGAGCGTCACCACATTCACCACCGATGAGAGTGTTCTGAATGCCCGTGGTGACTGCAAAACCTGCGTTTTTACCCACTGCTACATTGTAGCCATCGCCACTTGCAACATTAAAGGTATAAAGAGCATTAGCACCTACGGCTACGTTATTTGCTGAACCAGTATTTGTTAGTAATGCCCTGTCTCCTACGGCTACGTTATAGGCCGCAGTAGTGTTAGCGGCTAATGCTGATTGACCTATCGCAGTAAGCCTTTCGCCTGTGGTGTTTGCGGTTAAAGCGTTAGCACCCACTGCTGTGACGTTGTTTGCTGTTGTTGTAGCATCACCTGCAAGACCACCAATGAATGTGTTGAGTGTGCCTGTGGTGATTGATGCTCCTGCTACATGGCCCACTGCTGTGTTGTAAGCATCTGTAGCCGAAGTAAAGTTTTGTGCGGTAAGAGCTTTATACCCCACCCCTACTGAACCACTGCCTAAAGTGTCTGCTGTAAGTGTGTTATAACCAATAGCTACGTTAAAATCAGCATCTGTTAAAGCATCACCCGCTGCGTTGCCAATGAGCGTGTTGCGAACGCCCGTAGTAATTGCAGTACCCGCAGCACTACCAATGGCTACGTTGTATTGAGCACCAGAAGCAATACTATCAAGTGCAGTATCACCTACTGCTACGTTACCTGTACCTGTGGGGAGGTTGCCTAATAAGCCACCTGTAACTTTAGTTAAAGCCATTAGTTGTTCTCCAGTGCTGTTAGTCTTGCTTCAAGTTCTTGTATGGTTGCTACCAGCAGAGGCACAAGTTTGCTTTGGTCTATGCCTTGGTAGTCTGGTACTGATCTAGTACCCATTACAGCCTCAGTAGTTACATTGCCATCATCATCTAAAACTGCTGGAGTAACTTCATATTCCTCATCACGCATTGCATCTTTAGTGCCTGAGATTGCCTCTGGTACAACGTCCTGTACCTCATGTGCTAGGAAGCCATCTACAGTAGTATCTGCATCTTCAATAAAGTTAAACCGTGAAGGGTTAAGTTGCTTGAGACGTTCTGTAGCATTTGATATAGCAACTACATTTTCTTTTAAGCGGTAGTCTGATGATGTGTTGTAGGCTGTCGCACTCGCACTTACTACTATTGACCCTACCGTAGACCCACTAGAGTTAACCATTTGCCCAAAAAGGTAAGTTTGAGAAGAAGTAGTAGGGCCAGAACCTCCAAAACAAGTTGCTCCGTTCAAAACCTGCGTAGCAATAGCATCCTGTCCTGAAGGAGCTACAACCTCCAATCCTGAAGTGGCTAAAGTTCCAGTAGCCACTCCTGTTGCAGTGCCTATTAAAAGTTGACCTGCTGCGTTTATACGCACGCGTTCTGATAATGGTGCAGATGCTCCAGCCGAACCACTAGCTGCTGTATAAAAAAGATGACTTCCGTCTGAAACAGCTTGAAGATATGCAGATGCTGCACCTGTTGCAAGATATTTTGTAGGCCATCCAGCAGCCGTTGCAACAATATTAGTTGAGACAGCCGCGCCAAACGAACTGCTGCTAGTAAAAGCTCCGTAGGTCATTTGAAGAACATCATTTCCTGACCAATTAGCACTAGGCGTAGCCCCAATACCCACGCGCCCTGATGCGTCTATGCGCATACGTTCTGCGTTAGCGCCAGTATCTCCTGTAAGAAAGTTTATGTACCCGTTTGACGATACATTAAAAACATCTATGCTGTGGTCATACCCTAGAAAACCTCTATATCTAGCATCACCGGACGTACCATCAGCAAACAATAGATAGGTTTTTTCAGTAGTGGCAGATTCAATAGTAATACCCCCTTCATCCGCCGCCCCGATTACAAGGTCTTTAGCGTAGTAGTCAGCGGGATTTGTGACACCAATACCAACATTTTCTGAACTATCAATAGTTATAGCAGTAGCATTACCTCCGTCTACAATACTTGGAGTACTTGACAGTTCTATAGGGATTTCTGTTAAAGCCATTAGTTGTTCTCCAGTGCGGTTAGTCTTGTAGTCAGGTCAGTTATTGCTGCTGCCTGTGCTGTGATCAGTGCGCTTTGTTCTTGGATGGCCTTTATTAATGGGAAAACAAACATACCTTCACTTATCATTTGAGTTCCGTCTTTTTCTTCTGACCAGCCCAAGAAAGTATCTACACCAGCCTTGTCTAAAGCAGCTTTTACTTCCTGTGCAATTAAACCATGCTGCTTTACTTCGGTGTCCCTTTCAAACTCATACTCACTGCGTATTTCTTCGGGAATATCTTTTTGTAAACGCCAGTTATAAGTTACAGTTCTTAAATCATTTATAAACGACAAGCCTAAAGTATCATCTGCTACTTTCTCTTTTAGTCTTTCATCAGAGCTATGTGACCAAGTAGCGTTAGAACCCCAAGTGTTAGTAATAAAAGTAGATCCATTACCTATTTTTATTGCGTTTCCTGTGTCAAGACTTAAATTTACTCCGATGCCAATCCTGTTATCTCCACCAGCACCTGTAGTGTCGGTGTTATATCCAATCATTGTGTTTTGAACACCAGTAGTAATAGTATCACCCGATAGACCACCAATGAGGGTGTTCTGAGTGCCTGTGGTGACTGCTATTCCTGCGTTTAAACCTATTGCTACATTATAAGTATCTGCGTTACTAGAGGGATTGAAGCTGGCTAAAGCATTACCACCAATAGCTATATTTCTATCGCCAACTGTGTTTGCTCCTAACGCCCCAAATCCAAGAGCAGTATTTAAGTTACCTGTGGTGTTTGCGCCTAAAGCTGATTTACCCACTGCGGTGTTGTTATCCCCTGTAGTAGTCGAGCCTAAAGCTGATTTACCCACTGCGGTGTTATAACTAGCCGTAGTTGCGTTGGATAAAGAACTATAACCAACGGCTACGTTTTCAGCTCCGGTAGTATTTGCGTCAAGTGCTTCAGCTCCCACTGATACGTTTTCAGCGCCTGTGGTGTTTGCTGCCCCTGCTTGGTTGCCTACTGCCGTATTATTTGCGCCTGTAGTAGTTGCACTAAGGCCAAAATATCCAACTGCTGTATTGCCATCGGCTGTTGTAGCAGCATCTAAAGCATAAGCACCTAGTGCAGCATTCTGAGTACCTGTGGTGTTTGCGAGTAAAGAGTGATAACCGACTGCTGTGTTGTTAGAGGCTGTGGTGTTATCACTAAGCGCCTGATCCCCAATGGCTACATTTGAAGCACCTGTTGTGTTTGTAGTAAGAGACGATACACCAATTGAAATATTACTATCTGCGGTAGTATTAGCATCTAACGCACTAGTGCCAATAGCAATGTTTCTTTCGCCTGTGGTGTTTGCGGTTAAAGCACTTGTACCAACTGCGGTGTTGTTAGACGCAGATGAGTTTGTGGCTAATGCGTTTTTACCGACCGCTACATTACTATTTCCAGTAGTTAATTTAAGCGCCCTATATCCAACACCAACATTTTCAGACCCAGATGTAGCGGTCATAAGAGCTTCAAAGCCTACGGCTACGCTTTCATCACCCGTAGTAATTGCAGTACCCGCTTCATCGCCCACAACCACGTTATAGTTGCCGCCAGAAGCTATGGAGTTACCTGCGTTGACACCTGCTACAAAGTTAGACGTTCCTGACGTAGTAGTAATTAAATCACCAGTAACGGTTAAACTGCTTGGCGTAACCAAAGCACCAGACAGCTTGGCGGACGTAACACTGCCATCTGTAGGGGTGTTTACATCCAACTGATTCATCGTCATTACTTCAACCGCCGTCCCCAAGGGTGGCGCAGTGCTGAAGGTTAATGTAGTCCCAGAAATACTGTAGGTGTCTTTGTGCTGGTAAGTACCATCTATATAAACCTGTGTGTTGTTTTCGTTTACAGGTGCTAAAGAAAGCGTGAGAGTAGTATCTGATCCGTCACCCGTCATCGTATCGCTATTCAGATTAGTACCTGAGATAGCAGACGCGACTGAGTAGATTAAAATACTTCGTCCATTAGCTGGCGCAGAAGCAAAAGTTAAAGTAGTTGTGCCGCTTGCCGTAGCAATCGAATACGCAGCTTGCTGTTGAAAAACACCTTCTATAAAAACTAATAAATTGTCTTCAGATGTTACTACTTGAGACAGCGCGTAAGCAGTTGTAGAACCGTTGCCGGTAAAGCTGTTGGTAGCAAATGTATTAGAACCGCCACCGCCTCCAATCTGGCCCCAATCGTCCGTATAGCCTTCAAATTGCTCTAGGGTGCTATTGTATCGCAAGTATCCCGCCGCGCCCGTAGGACGCTGTGCAGTAGTTCCTACAGGCATATGTATCGCATCTGTAGCTGAACCAACATCTAGAGATACATCAGGGGAAGCGTTAAGAACACCTACGCGGTTAGTGGTAGAATTTACCTTTAGCGTATTCGTGTCAATGGTGAGGTCGCCAGAAACAGCCAGCGAAGTCAGCGTACCTACACTTGTAACATTCGCTTGTGCCGCAGTAGCTAACGTACCTGTTATCGTTCCTGAAACAGTTACTCCGCTAGAAGTAACTTCTAATTTGGTTGCGCCACCAGTTTGTAACTGTAATGTGCCAGTACCGTTGTCGTTAATTATAGAGTTACTGGAATTGTGAAATATTTCTAAATCATTACCTGCACCAAACACCGCTTTCGATGCATCCGCAAACGCTAAAGCATTAGCAGAAGAATCCCATACAGCGTTACTAGACGCGCCTGTAAGCGTTAAATCATCACCAGATGAAATAACAAGGCCCGTTCCACCAGAGGTATTACCTGCGACAAGAACTTCAGCAAGCGTATCTGTAACGCCTGGATCAACCTTTAACATAGCATCAACAACTGCTGCGCCAGAACCTGCACCGTCTAAATAAACAACAGCAGTTTTTCCAGTAGCAATAGTGACGTTAGCGCCAGAACCTTGGCTTATAGCAATACTTTGTGAGCCGGTAGTCGCGTTCTCAATAAACATTACGCGAGAAATAGTGTTTGGCCCAATAGTCAGTGTGCGTGTTGCTGACAAAGTGGCGGAGGATGTAACTTTAAAATACATCGCACGCGCTGGATCTGAAGAACCGTCCGCTACAGTGGTGGTAGCATCCGCGTCAGAACTAAAACAATCTTGAGTATTGTACCCAAGAGCTTCACCAATCAGTTCTAAGTTAGTGTTTGTACTTGTACCCCATGTTCCGCTTTCATCGCCTGTGGCAATCTCTTTTAAGCGTAAATCATTAACGTAAGTTGCCATTTAAGCTACCTCTTCCCAATTAGGGTCTTGACTGTCTGAAACAGGTGACCAAGTAGGGTCTTGACTGTCTGCGACAGCCGACCAATTTGTTGTTTGACCAGGGATAATAATACCCCATATATTTGGTGGAGAAATTTCTCCAGTACCACTAACCCCAATAACAGCAACATCGGCATTGGCTTGAGTCGATACCGTACCAACATTACCAGTTCCTTGTACCCCTGCAACATCGATATAGTTGTTGAGCGCAAGCGTAACTGTGCCAATTGCGCCTGTTCCCGCAACGCCTGTAACAGCGAGGGTATTATTTGATACGGGGATAACTGTGCCGATTGCCCCTGTACTTTCAACGCCTGTAACCGAAACATTAGCCGCAGCATCCACAGTGACAGTAGTGATTGCACCCGTTCCCGAAACACCTGTAACTGCCGTATTTGCAGCAGCGGCAACAGTGACTGTTGTAACCGCGCCCGTTCCAACAACACCAGTGACGGAGGAGTTTGCGTCAGCGGTGACCGTAACCGAACCAATTGCACCCGTTCCCGAAGCGCCGGTAACAGAGACGTTAGCTTCAGCATCGACGGTAACTGTACCTGCGGCACCCGTTCCAGCAACACCAGTGACTGAGACAGGAAGGTCGCCTTCGCCCCACTCAAGTTGGCCCCAAGTACCTCTGCCCCAACCATTAATGATTGCCACACGTTATAACCTATGCGATGCGAATAATCGCGTTAGATGCGTCAGCAGTAGGAAACTGAATAGTAAAGTCGCCAGCGGTAGATGTCTTATCACCACCAAATGCTAAAGAACATACCGCTGGGTCACCAGAAGCTGTGTCATTGTAAATCAACGCACCGTTAGCAGTAACTGTTACATTTGAAAACGTAAGATCAGCAAAGTCAGTAAAGCCCGTTGTTCCACTGCTTGACGGGTTTACGTTAGTTAACGCCGAACCGCCAGCACTATAGTTTGTACCAGAAGTTTCGTTGGTAGACGAATACGCAGTTGTAGCCGCACCTAATGAAGCACTAGAGGTATATAAAGCCAGTTTAAAGCTGTTACCCCCAGACGCTAAAAAGTTATGTTTTGCTTCTAACAATTCTTTCTTGAAAGAAGTACACATTGCCGTAGAAATAGCCATTATAGACTCCTAATTATGTCTGCCATTTCTTTATGGCCTTGACGTTCTAATTCAGCGGTAAGGGTAGTCCTATCGCTCTTAATTGCTTCTTGGATGTAGTGCAAGGTAGTAGCCTTCACCGCATCTTTAAACTCTTGCGCTTGTTGAGCTATTGCTGGGTGGCAACTTCCACCGACACTAACAATTCTATCCGCAGCCGTTTGCGCCCAGAACTCTGGAGGGTGTCCTCCGTCATTGGTTACTGCAACAACTACATTCCCCACTTCTAGCCTGGGAGCTTCAAAAAATGCCAATGTTATCCCCTAGCAATATCATATCTAAATTCATCACGAGCGCCATAACCTTCGCCAAGCTTCTTAAGCGCAGCGGTAGCCGCAATAAATCTTTGCTCGTATTGCCCAACTTCCTCTGGAACTTTCAAGAAAGTTGCCGCCTCTACAAGTGTTCCGTACAAAAGCGCATCTGGTGCATTATCAGAAAGCCAAGTAGTTGCTGATCCTGAAGTGGTAGTTAAAGATGCTGGCCTAAACTTATAGTGTAATTCTATTGTGTAATCAGCATCAGGGGTAGGCGCTACCAAGAAAGTAGTGTCATCAAACTGCGCGTAATATTTTGGCAAGCCTGTAGTAGATGCATTTGGCGAGTAGTCTCTTATAAAAGAAACATGCTTTAGAAGCGGGTACGAATATATGTTGCTTGAGATTACAGCAAAACTATAAGGAGCCAAAAAGTCAGACGGCGTAGAAACGTATGGGTTGCCTGTAGTTGCCCCACCCGTTACGTTTTTTCTAAACACTGGTAGCTCTACGTTTTTTAAAATCCGCTCTTCGGCTTCTTTTATGAATGTATCTAAGTCAGCTACAAATGTAGTCTCCGTAGTTTCGCAGTAATCTTGTACCGTTGACTTTAATGTCGCTAATGTAAAACTCATGTTATAACCACCGTTATTGTACCAATTTCGCCTGTAGCGGCGTTTTGATTAAATTCTGACCCTATCGGGTCGCCTGTGGTAGACATCATCTGATTGGCATCAATAGTCCTGACAACGCCAGAACCGGCAACATCTGCTGCTGATTGAGCAGGTCTTGGGTATTGCAACGCTTCAGCATCAGCAATATGGCTAATAGGCTCAAGCTGTGGATGTTTCACCTCAAAGCATTCAGAACACACTCTAAAGCCAGTCCACTCTTTTTTTAGGCTAGTGTACTTGTACTGAAACCCGCACCTGTCGCAGATGGCAAGAGCGTATTTGCCAGACGCAAAAGACATTAAGCTATCCTAGACCTAAGACCAGGCGAAATTGTTAACGATGCTCTGCTTTGGTCTTGGTCTGCAGCCCTAGCAAACTCTTCGTCATACAAACCCTTAAGCATTTGTACGCGGTCTGGGGCTTTCTTAAGCGCAATGTAGTACGCCAATCCAGCAGCTAGACATGGATAGAATCTAAAAGGTACGCCTACAGTATTGACGCTTGCATCAGCATCTTCTATGCGAACAAGCCGATTAATAATCAATTGATCAGTAGCATTTTCAGATGCAGGCCAAATGTAAAGTTTTGGTGATATTTGCTTATCAAGGAACCATTGAGTTGGTCTGGACTGAGTAGCTTTATTAGGCAAATTCCAATACTCAGACCTACCAATTTGATCCATGCTTATGTCAGTGGTTGTTGTGCCATCAGTTCGCCTAATGACAACATCAAGAACATCAATGGTGCTGCCAGAAAGTTCAATATACTCAGCGCCTTGGGTAAGGGTTGTTGCTGTATTGGTTACCGTCCACTGGTTTAAACCTCTGTTTGCCCAATCAGCAAAAAGAAGATTGAGCGAACGCCTAGCGGTTACACCATCGTAGCCTGTGCGAAACTCAAGTCCGCATCGTTCAAATGCTTCCTCAATGTATTCCGCAACATCTGGCTCAAAGTCCCTGCTACCTGAAGTAGTCATTAGTAACTCTTTAGAACTTCAACAATGACAGTATAAGTATCAGAACTACTTGCACCAATAGTTGTAAACATTACATCGCCAGTTTTACCAGACCCAGCGTCATTTGGAATTCCAGAAAAATCTGAATAATCATGGTAACCATTACTGTCTGGAGACAACCCAATAATCAACGTGTCTGTTGTTGCGTCATTTAAAAGCTCAACACCCATACCAACACACTGCCACCAAATTTTAGCTACGGCGACTTCTGTGCAAGCTGAACCGGCACTGTTAGCTGAAAGGGCGCTTACATCAATCTTTTTGACTGCGGCTTCGCCCGTCCCATCGCTGATGTTTGTAAACTTTAAAACAGCTTTTCGTTCACCATCTTGGATGGTTTGAGAGGTAACTGCATCAGCCATATATTTCTCCTAAAAGAAGGGGCGAATAACGCCCCTTGCAGCCTACAGGGTTACTATTGGTCCCCAAACGCAGGAGCAGTCGCTCCTGTAACAGTACCGAAAATCTGATAGTTGGTCGTATTTAGACCAATGATCGTCACATCAAATCCTGCAGGTACGTTCAACTGAATACTGCTGTTTGAATTACCATCAGAAAAAACTGCGCTAATTTCGTTGTCAGTATCTAGGAAGGTAACGCCACCAATGTAAAAGTTGGTGTTGCCAGGGGTGACAATGATCGCGTCCGTAGCATCTGCAGCGCCACCCGCGTAGACAAATCTAAAGACAGATCCAGCAACTGGAGCGGGTAGTGTGTAAGTGTTGTCTTGACCGCCATCTGGAACAAGAAGAACTCGTCCGCTATGAGTAGCGTTAGTTAGGGTTACATTTGCGTCAGCAAGGCTTACAGGAGCACCACCATATGTGCTGATTTCTGTAATGCCGCCGGTAGTTGCATTTTTGCTTACAGCAATAAAGCCGTTTTCTGACCGTACTGGTCCGTTAAAAGTTGTATTCGCCATGAGTATCTCCTGTCGTGGCTAATGTCAGGCACGGTATGCGCCTGTCAGGGATAAGTTATTTATACAGCACAAAAAGAAAAGGGGCAACAAATGCCCCTTTCTTTATTGTTTCACATGAAACAATTACGCACCGGATGAACCGAACACTGCGCGTGGGTTACTAAAGCCGAAGCTATAGCGTTCACGAGCCTTGTATCGAACATTGCCTGTGTCGAAGTCACCTTCCATAGAAGTTGAAATCGGGCTACGTTCAAAGTGCTTTAGACCATCTGGGCAGTCAGTCAAGACAAACCAAGCATCAGGATCTGTTAAGAAATGGTTTACTGCGTAACCTTGCGGCAACATTCCCATACTCTTAATAGCGTTGATGTCGTTGTCTGCTGTGCCTACACGCCCTGGGGTGTCTAATAGACGATCAGCAACAAACTGAAGTTGAGGTGGAACAATAAGCTTGGTTCCTTGCAGGGCCAAGATCATGTTTCGATCATCAACAAACGTAGAGATGTTGATCAAAGCATCTTCTAGAGATGTTTCGTTCAAATCTGAAAACGCTGTAGGACGATTTGAGAATGTACCACCGCCAGCTAAGGGGTGTGCATCATCAATCAACTCAACACCGTCACCGCCAGCAAAGTTAGAGTTAAACGCATTGTTCAATACGTTTGCAGCTTTAACCTGCTTGGTGTGTGCCATGCTGCGTGCAAGAGCCTTTGTATAACGTGCGCCAAGGCGGTCATACAAATTATCTTCTACTGCTTCTTCCGTCAAAGCGAAAGCCAGTGCAACAGTTTCGTGTGTGTAACGAGCGGTGAAACCTTCAGACGCAGAGTCGTAACCGACACCTTGACCTTCAGTTTTATCGCGTGCGTTACCAAAGCCTACGATCAGTACTTCTTCTTCAAACGCTCGGTCAGAAGATTCAGTTTCAAAGATCTCAGCGTGCTCGTTTTCATAACGCGCATATTCCATACCAAATAAAGCATTGAGGCCAGGCTCTAGCTCTTTGGCTAATTGTGCTCTTGAAATAGCCATGAATTAACTCCCTTAAGCTAGACCAGCGCCTTTAACGCCGAACAAGTGGTTTTGAATAGTTACCAACACATTAGTATGTGCTGCGCCTACGTCTGAATTTTCAGGATCGCCAGATATATCAATTGCTTTAACAGCAAGTGTGGTGGCAGTGCCGCCATCTGTTACCTGCAACTCAGCACCAGAAATACCAGTTACGGTGCTTCCTGCTGTCGTATAAACGATATCGAAGTTGCCAAACAAGTCTGCAATCGGAAAAGCAATGTTAGCTTGGACTTCAAACACAACCATTGGATCATCGATAATAAAAGCAATTAAGTCAGAAGCATTAGTGCTTGCTGGGTAATAATTACTAAAAACCGTTTCTTTGGTTGTTGGATCGGTATATGTGCAACCGTTAAACACACCAACTATAGGCACTGTGCCTCCGTCAGCGTGAACTTCTACTGTACCGCCGGTAACTTGCATAACCATATCCCCTTGGAATATAGAAGTGCCATAGCTTGCAGCGATTCTGTATCGGCTTTGTCCGCCAGTGTAGGGTGCTCCCCCTATCATCCGTACTGGACGCATGCCAAATGCGGCATCTTGATTTGCCATTTTGGAATCTCCTAATTAATAAACACAATCAAAACGAGGCTACTTTCTGCCTCGACCAAATGAAACCTGCGTCTTTCTCTCGTTAGAGATTGGCATTGCAGGGTGCTCATCGCGCATCAAATCATTATCAACAGCGTTCATCTGCTGATTGGTTTGCTGCTCAAAGTGAGCATTTCTTTCGTTCACCGTTTCTTCAGGTATTTTGGTAAGCATCAGACCACCTACACCCACAGTACCGGCATGACTTCCTTCGCTTAACACGGGGAGATCATGGCCGCTGAGTTCATCAGGATGTACAGGCTCGTACCCCTCACGAAGTCTCATGTGGACATTGGTCTTATCTGCTTCACCACGCATGTGGGTTCTCACCCAACGATACTTCATGCCTGGAGGCGGCTCTGGTGTTTCCAATGCTTGAGGTCTACGCCATGGTTTTCTAGCCTCAGTAGCTGCTCTTCCGCTGCTACCTCTGGGTGCTCTATTAGAGCCTGCCTTTTGCTCGTCGCTCATGATCGTTCTAACCTCATTTTCTGTTTTGCGTATTCTTTGTACGGAACACCAAGCTTTCTTGCTAATGCTTGTTCACTTGGCTTCAGTGCAACACTACGAGAGTTTTGATTGCGTCCACTTCCAGTCGTGCGCGATCCAGAGACAACCGTTTGGACGGTTTGTTGATTGCCTCCCGCGAAATTTTGCTCGTTAAATTTCTGAGGTAACTCAGATCTCATACGAGAATCAATTTGAGCGTAGTATTCATCTGACTCCAAGTCAACACCTTGATCAACAAGATCTTGATGAATAGCAAACGCTACATTGGTCATTATTTTATCTTTGCCAAACCATTCATTCTTTGTGGCCCATTCTTGAGACTTGCCTGAAGGTTCTTGGTATTGCGGCTCTTGATACTGTTGCTGATATTCAGGCTCAACATATTGCTGCGCTTGCTCTTGAGCGTGACGCTGTTGTTCTTGCCAATTTGAATACTCGACTTTGTAATCTTCAAGCTCCTGTTGATACTTTGCTAAAGCACTTCTATCCGCCTCGGCCCTTGCGAGAAGTTGTTGTGCGTCAGCCATAGCTTCAGGATCGCCAGATTCATACGCAGACTTAAGATTTCTTTTAGCAGCTTCAGCTTGAGTGTCTACGCGGGTAGCAAACTCATTGCCGTAGCTTTCTTGAATCTTAAGGTTTTGTTCAGCGCCAGAAGCTTGAGTGTTTTGCAGTTGATCAGACAGTTGTTGGTTTTGGTCCCGCAACTCTTTCGCAAACTGCAGAGCTTGTAGCTCCCTACGCTGATATTCTTTAGCTTGTTTAACCGCTTGGTTAATTCTGCTTTGTGCAGTTTTTGCCTTTACTTCAGCTTCTGAAAGTTCTTCTTCAGGGTTTTCATACGGGGCATCAAACTCTTCTTTAACAGAATCTTCTGTTACAGGAGCAATCTCCTCCGCTTCCTCTTCAGAAAACTCAATTATTGCGTCTCCCTCTTGAAGCTCTTCCTCAACTCTACGGCCTGAAGGCACTGCAGCCTTACTTACAGAGCTATCATCGTCTAGCTTAGACAATGCCTCTGTTAATGTTTCTTCGCTCATATTTCACCTATGCAGACTTAATGTCATCTGGATTAAGAATAGTTCCAATAACCTCATCGTCGTTAATGATGCGGACTTCATGATCATCTTCTAAAGAGAATCTTGAGCCTGCATAACGACCAATAAGAACCCAATCGCCTTTTTTACACCAAGGCTCATCACCAAACTTGTCGTAATCTTTGTAAGCCAATGGCCCCATTTTCATTACATAACAAACAGATGTAGCTAGATTTTCTTTATCTAACGTAGATTGGATTAATTGAATACCCCCATCAGTCGTACCTTTACCTTTGTAAGGGAGGACCAATAAACGATACCCAGAAGGGTTTGGCATTCTTTCAACCAAGGACTTGTCTAGCACAGAAGGGTCTAATACCTTCTCTTCTTCACTCACATATGCGCCCAATACGGACGGTTTTGCGATGGAATCTAATAATAGATCACTCATCGATGGGATCTCCTTCAATCTGCAACGCTTCTTTTAGTTCATCACGCAGGGTGCGAAGCATCGATAATTCACCCATTGCAAACTTGTAATCCTCCATGTCTTTAACATGACCAGATGTTATGTAATCAATATGAGATTCCTCAAACTGATTAAGTTTTTTGTATATGTATGCTGCTAAAGATATTGAATCCATTTATCTTCTATACGTCCTGATTCCATCAGCACCGTATCGGCTGCTACCTGGATTCTGACTAAGCAAAGGTTTTTGGCTTTGTTGATTCATTACAGGTTGAGCGTCTGATTCAGTATTGCCTTGATCTGGAAGCGGTTCATAAACAGGCGCAGGTCTTGGGATGTATGTTGGGAAGAAGTCAGTAGGCTGCGGATTGTTTTGAGCCATACCTGCGTATGGATTCAATGCCTGCATAGGCGCTTGCCCTCCATAACCGCCAAAAGTACTGCCAGGTGGTTGTGGTGGTTGTTGAAAACTTTCAGCAAAACTTGGGTCATATGACTGACCAACGATGTTACTTGATATCGACATGTCTGGTGTTCCAAGGATTGATCCCTGCGGAACATACCTTCCTTCAAACTTGTCTGGCATAGGGGGTTGAGGCGCTATGTATGAATCTGGAACTGTGCCTGTTCCAGGTTGTGGGCCTCCAGGCTGTCCTGTTCTAGGCATGCTGCCACCGCCTGCCGCTTGATCTTGAAGCGCAAACAAATCTTTTACCATCTTTTGATAGGCTGGATCAGACTGTGCGGAGTTTTCACTGTTACCATGCTTTTCTTTTACATATTTGTTCAAGGCTTGGTTGGCGGATTGTATTTCAGGATATAAATCACTTGCTTCAATAGCGGCTTGTCTGTCAAGCGCTTTTTGAGAAGCCATAATTCCACCACTGCCGCCAGACGTAGGAAGCTTAGGTGCCTTGGGCGCTACAGTTTTTTTAGCAACTACAGGTGCTTTGGGTGCTACAGGTGCTTTGCCTACAGGACGGGCGGTTTTTATTCCCTTGCGACCAAAGCGCACAGCTTCAGGCGCTTCTATTTCCGCCCTAGTTCTTCTGCGACTAGGCTTGGGCTTAGGAGGTTTTATAGCAGCTACAGGTTTAGGCGATTTAACATCAATACCTCTACCACCAACAGGCTGACCCCGCTTTCTGCCAGCAGGTTTTTTCGGCGCAGCCTTTTTTGTCTTCTTTACTTTCTTTGGCGCAGCTATGCCTTTTCCGTAATTCTCTTGAAATTTACGCAGCATTGCTGGAGAAATGCCTAAGTCACCTAAATCAATTTCCATAACTAATCCTTGATACGCGCCTAACTGATGCCTGAGAACTTCTTGCCGCGCAGTGCTGCGCCAGTGCCGCGCATTTCACCAGCGCCATAAGGTGCTGACTTAGTAGGGGTAGCAATAGTCTCAGCCTTAGCGTACTTAACAGTGCCTTGATCCTTATAAGATACTTGGCTGTCGGTTACTTTGGGCTGTGGAAAACTTGTTTGTCTCTTAATCATTAGTTTGGTCCTCTATTGAAAAATTCTTTTGCCATATTTTCTGCGGTCTTTGCCATTTGTGCAGAACGCTGTAAATCAATACGCTCTCTGGCAACGTCATCCTTCATATTGGCAGTCTGCTCTTGCAGAGCCAAGCGATCTTGGCCCAAATCAACATTATTATCAATCCTATCGCCCTCTAGCTTAATACGCTGCTGGGCCTCTTGAGCCTTTCGGTCAATGTCCTTGTCCTTCAAGCCAAGTTCTTCTCTACGAAGATCAACTAAAGGATCTTCTTCCTGACCGATCTGCAATTCTTCTTCAAGCTCATTAAGCAACTCAACTGTAGTTTGAGCAACCTTATCCTCCATAATGGTCTGCATCTGCTGCTGCATTTGCTGTACCTGCATTTGAACTTGCTGTTGCATCATTGGGTCCATCTGGGCCTGTTGCTGAATCTGCTGAATCTGTTGTTGCATCTGCATCACTTCAGGATCTTGCTGGGCCATCTCACGCGCCTTGAAATCAATGTGCTGGTAGATGTGGGATTGAATTGAAGCCGCCCCTTGCATCTGTCCTTCAGGTACTTTTTGAATCACGGGAAGTTTAAATAACAGTAAATGCGACTTAATGTGTGCATCATGATCTTGATCGGCAAACGCCTGTGCAGGCTGCATTTGTAAAAAGCCAGAGTTCTCCATAGCTGCAGATACAGGCTGTGGCTGCGGAGGAGGTGGTAAAAGCTGCTCAATTTGCTGAACACCCATCGCCTCATACATTCGACGATACGCCTCATACATACCCTGTGGGCCGTGTATCTGCGGATTTGTCTGTACCATCTGCATCATCTCTTGGGCAAGCATAACGCGCTGGCTCATGGAGAAAATGTTGGGGTCAGAAACAGGGATGATATCAATACGATCATCAAAGTCCTGCGCCATTAACTGCTGCTGACCACTAGCGATCTGGTACGGATAAGCTTTTACAGGAGAGTCTTTAATTACCCGTGCAAGCAAATTAAATTCAATTCGCTGACTGTAGTGCATGCGCTTGTGAATCGCGCTCATCACACGGCCACCCTTCTCTAGAAGAGCAATCGTGGTGCCTACAGGTGCCTGTTGATTACCATCGCCAACCTGCATATCGCCAACAGAAGCAAACCTGCGGCCAGCCTCAACAAGCATGCCTAACAACTGCAAAAGCGTGCCGCTTGGCTCTTTGAACGGCAACGGCATAAGTGCATCACGCAGTGACCCACCAGGCGCATCCATATCTCTAAACTCGCCAGGCTGAAGTGGCACATCGCTATCACGAATCCGTATGCCTCTAGCCTTAAATCCTGCAGGCAAGTTAGCCAACGTACCTGCATCAATTAACTGACGCAGAATAGAAGTAGAAGCTTGCGACAACCCACCAATCATATGGGTCAAACCAAAGCCGTAGAAACCTACACCTGGCAAGAACTTATAATGCACGAAGTAATCGATGCGCTTACGCATCATGTCGGCTTGTGCATAATTCCTGCGAATAGAAAGAATTGTAGAGTGCTTGGGTGAAATGGTTACAATGTAAGGCAGCTTAATGCCTGTCTCTTCGCCCATCTGATCAAGGTCTTCAAACCCTGGAATATCTATTTCAGCATGAACCTCAAACAACTCACACTCATAATCGCTTGAGTTGCCAGATGGCTTAACGCCCTGCAACTCATCAATCTCATCATCAACTTCATCATTCTCAGCATACTGAGAATTAGAGTCAGACATACTGGTTTTCTTGTAAAAGCCAGACTGTTGAAGTTTGCGAACCTCGTTCATCGACATGTCAATTACATGCGTGATACGAACAGCATCATCTAAGCTTGTCGTACCATAAGGCACAATCAACTTCTCAGATGGAATAAAACGAGATACAGGTCGGCCCAATGACTGGTCAAAGTGAACCTTGCGGAACGCGCTGCCAGACAAGGGTAAATAAAACAGTAGTTGGTCAGTCTCAGGATCGTACTCTTTCATTTCCTGAGTGATCATATAGTTCATGTACTCTTGCACACGAGCAGCCTGCAGATCAGTTTGAGGTGTACCCATACCAATAACATTGGTCTTTACAGGACCACCAGGAGGCAACATCTCTTTGTAAGCTTGGGCTTGAAACTGAGTTACTGATTCAGCAAGAAGGGGATGAATAACGCCAGAAGCGCCCTCAAATGGTTCTGTACGATTTTCAAACTTCATGCCAAGGAACTTTAATCCCTCAGTGTATTGATCCATCCACTCTTTGCGAGAAGACTTGTCATCGTTGATGCTACTCATTAAGTCAGAGTAAATACGACCCAAATCAGTCCTATCTAATTCTTCAGCAAGGTTTGCTGTAAAAGGAATCGGAGCGTCAGCGTTAAGATCATCCTCACCAAAAACCATAGTGCCATCTTCTAGAATTGACTCATCGCCATCTTCTATACCATCAAACATCAAATCATCTTCAGACTCATCTGATATAAGGATTTCTTTTGAGTTGTCTTCAATATCCAACTCATCGATGTCTATGTCATCTACGCCACGTTCAATTGCCATAACTTACTCTTCTGCGTACAGATTATTAAATATGCGATTAACATCCAAAGTGTAATCTAAATCAGACTTGCTGTAATGAACATGCTGAGATGGCTTAAAGTCAGGTGCGCCTTCTCCTGTCTCAAACCAAGCTGGATGTGTAACCCTTACCCTGTTATTTGGCAACGCTACTATATTTCCAGTCCACTCGCCAGCATCAAGTAACTCCATCACATGCGACTGCTTGTGCTGTGCAGGATCGTCTGCAATCTCATTGTCAGTATAATCTACCGTGAACATATACTTAGCAGGGTAGAAGTTACCATCAATCTTCGCCAGCCACGGGCAAGGCGTTGCTCGATCTAGAACATAAACGGAGTGAGTGCGAGAAGAACAATCCCAAGGCTGGGCATCATGTACCGCCATAGGCTCTGGCCATTCCTCAAACGGCGTGTCGCCAACAAGAGCGGTGATAGGCATTCTCGCCCACATTGCACCGCCGTGGATATTTGGTTCGTTCTCATCGTCATCCGATTCACACCCAGTGAAGATAACCTGAAAACTCAGACACCTGGTAGGCATTGTAGTGACAGCAATGACCATGGCGTGTAGAAACTCTCCATGGTATCGCTCGTGATTGGTTGTGTATTCCCTTCTTATCCAACACTTGAAGTGCGGGATGTTGCTTTGAAGGTAAGGCATTTGCTTTTCCTTTTAAAAAATGTCCTTTGCGTAATCCTCAAGCCTTTCCATCAACCCTGGAGTTCTTGGCTTTGCTGCAGGAGTGGGGAGTCTAACACCTAATTCCTCTTGACGCTCTGGTGTTAAATATCTTCTTGTATCATCTTGAAGCTTTTTAAGATCTCTAAGACGTATTTCATTACCACCTATTGGATAGCGGCCATAAATTTCTGTATTCTCAGCCCTCTCTCGCCTTTCTTCAGGTGTGTTTGGATACTTGTCGGCTAAAGCATCTAAGTAGTAATGATCTCGACCCACAAAATCATTTAGCCTTTCGTATTCAGACCTAAGCCTACTCAACTGAGAAACACTTAAGTCTTCATCAAGCATCTTAATCTCAAGATCTTTAAGCCTATTCTTAAGAAATGGAAGACTTTGTGCTCTGTGAACCAATTCGTGATTTATCGTATTTGATACATCGTCTGGGCCACCGTAGCCACCATACCCCTCTATTCCATCAAGGATCTCACCGCCTCGATCTCTAAGGTCTGAGTCAGTAGCTTGAAAGTATCTAATCTCATCAGGCCGAGGGTAAGAGCCTTGATAGAAATCAAGACCGATACCTTGATCTATTCTTTCAGCAATTCTATCAGCATCTGCTTCTGGCAAATAATATGAGCCATATATGTTTGTTGTGCGCTGGCTTTCTTCACGGCGCGGCATACCTTTGGGTTTGATAACGGCCCGACCCTGATCACCTTGGCCTTGCATGCCAAGATAGGACATTAGGCCATAAAGACCGCCATAACGAAGATCTTCAGGCAGGCGAGTTTGAATTTCATTATCAAACTCAATATCAGCCATAGCCTCAGATGCGGCACGGGCTTCTTCGGCAGAGATATCGTCTAGTAAGTCTTCTATCCCCACTTAGATTCCCATTTTGTGGCCATACCACCTTTCTTAAAACCCTTGACTGCAGCGCCTGACCTGCGCTTAACAGCGGCGGGGGAGTTTAGCATACCGCCATTAGATTTATTGACAGGTTTTTCACTATTAGCCTTATTAGTCTTCTGCCTTTCACGCTCATAGTTACCAGCAGCCCGTGCAAGTTTGTCAATGCCGTAAAGACCAGCACCAACAGCCACTGTGCCAGCGCCAACACGGTTGCGAGTTTTGCGTGCAACAGTAGCAGCCTTCTCTTTTTCAGCAATAGACGGACCCTTTTGGTCCTTCATGTACTTAGGCGTAGGCTGGTTCTTAGACGCATCTTGCGCCTTCTTAACCGCAGTCTTGCCGTACTTCTTGACCGCAGCCTCAACACCTTTCTTGGCGATAAACGTGATTATAGGGAAAAGAGCAAGAGGAGCAGGCATTATCTCATCGCCTTGCCGAAGCCTCTGGTCGCAGCGCCTACGCCACGAGGCTTAGTGGGTTTGCGTGATGCAGTCTTGTTGACAGCGCCACCATTTGCATATCCCTTTTTGGTCATGCCGCCCTTAGCGTAACCCTTCTTGGCCATACCGCCAGCTTTCTTCTTGACGACTCCTCGGCCCTGCAGAATATCAGCCTGTGTGACCTTGCCATCCTTGTTTAGATCAGGGAAACCACCATTCTTCATGCCCATAGGATTACGTCCACCGCGTGCGCCGCCCTTGGATGACATCTTGGATTTCATCATACCGCCTCCCATCTTCTTGACAGGCTTATCCTCTTTCTTCTTGCGAGACTTACCAGGCAAGAAATCAATTGCGCCACGAGCGCCGCCAAACTTACCATCATCACCTAGCAAGAACTTGCGTAAACCGCCGACCTTCTTGGGTGTCTTGGTGGACTTGGTGGTGTTGGTAGTGGACTTGGTGGTGGACTTTGATGCAGAAGCTGCTGTAGGGCGCTTATTGCTGGCCCTCCACTTCTTCATGTACTGCGCTTGAGTAAGCCCAGTCTTTTTCAACTGCGTGTCAGTTACGTTGGCTTTGTTGCCACGAATCACAAACTTGTCACCAACACCAAACTTTTCAGTTTTAGAGGTGCTTTTAGAGTCGGCTTTAGCGGCAGGCTTGGCTGCAGTTTTGGCTTTAGGTTTTGCAGCAACACTAGCGTTTTTTGTCATGATCCCTGGAGCAGTGCCGCCTTGAGACTTGGCCTTTTTCTTAGCGTTTAAAGGGCTGCTCTTCATGGCCCTAACTTCAGCCTCAGTCATTCTTTTGGTGACCGGCTTTTTCTTTGCAGGAGGAACAGAAGGAACCTTAGCGAAATCCTCTGGAGACATGGTAATTGTCTTGTTGGCATCAGCCCTTCTTTTCGCATCAGAAAGTCTTGCACGCTTACCAGACTCACCAGTAAAGTCAGCAACAGCCTTCTGGGTCTTCTTTGCGCCCTTTAATTTACGCGCATTCTCTGCGTCTTTGTTCATCTTGGCTTCAAGCCTTGCACCAGATGCAGCAGATCTTCTGTCAATATCAGCTTGAGCCGCTCTAGCTACACGCGTCTTAGTCTCAGCATCACGCTTCTTACCACGTTCAGCTAAGATCCTTTCGCCAGCGCGAGTACGACCCGTCTTAAGATCAGAAACCCGCTTATCTTCTCTAGCCTCTCGCTCAGAAGGGCTGGTGGAGGCTCTGTCAAACAACGTGGCAAGCTTGCCCTTATCCTGAAGCGACCTTATTGTTCTCTCTTGAACGCCGCGCCTGCGCGTTTTTCTGTCAAAGTCTTCGTTTCGCTTATTAGCCTCTTTAGCTTTAGCTCTGGCTCTAGCACTGTCACGTTGGCTTCTAGTTAGCATGAGGGAGATCTCCTTTACGCCAGACTGATCAGTGAACGGCGCTGATTAATAATATGATATCTGTTGTCGGTAAACTTCCTCTTCTTCCTCGTCAGAATAAAGATTAATAAAGTTACCCTGCCTAAATCTTAATATGGCCTGTGTCGTAGTATCCACATAGTCATCGTTCTGTGCAAACGGAAATGCAGCGCACTCCTCAATCACCTCATCAGCAAATCCCTGGTCAGGCGCGTACACCATCCCAGCCTCAAACACAGGACTCACAGAGTGAACCCGCGTCATCTTGTCATTACCACGAGAAGGCCGATAGTTCACCACAGGTATCCCCATAGCACGAAGCTCATGCGTCAGCGGCGTACCACTCGCCTGCGCCTCAATCAAAACCATATCAGGCTCATACTCAGCATACTGCTCCTGTGCAACCGCCTTTAGCTCAGGGAAGTCCCACCGACCCTTAATCGCATCCAACAGGATCAAAGCATCACCCATACCCTCTTTCGGCTTAAATACACCCCAAGTAGTAATGGCCGAATAGTCGGCGGTTTCCTTTTTAGAAAACGCAGTATCATAAGACTGAATAATGTACGAACATGGCGGCGGGTCATCCTTATCCCACAACTGCCACCAGT